CAATTGTTATCTTTAATTGTCCAATTTCATTTGTTCCATCCGTAATGAATAATTCTCCATATTGAGATTCACCTTCATATAAGGCAAACTGACAATTACTTTGACTTGTTCTTGCAACTTCTGATGCACTTGATAATTGTGCGGCACTAGCTCCATTCTTGTAAATAGTTTGACTGGAAGCTGTCGCTGCATAATTTTCATCCGCAGTCATGGATGTATTACTTGCTATTGCAGTAATATTATATTCTTCATTATTAATCCGAACATCATCACCAACAGAAAACTCTGTACTAAAAGCTGTACTTGTTCCCGTTATTGTTGCTGAACCTGACGATACTGCAACTGTTCCTGTCTTGGCAATATAAGTATTCTTATTAACCTGTGACCATGTTGTGCCATCCGTGCTATAATAAATATTTGCACCTTGACACGCTACGACACCTTTTGCATATCGAAAAATACCTTCTATATTATCTGCACTACCATTTGGTTGATTGCTGCCAAATTTTGCAAAGCCATTTATTCTTCGATATCCACCATGAATAGAGGATTCAAAATTTTGTAATTGGGTTGCGACACCGGGAGTTCGAAATAAAGTATGAGTTGTTCCTACCTTATCTAATCCACCTTCGCATATAACTGATACGCCTTGTTCTGCCATCTCTTAAACTACTGCTGTTCTGTCATCCGTCATGCTATCAGGAAATGGTTCAATTAATTGTTCCCTCATAGTTCGTAAACCTTTTTTATATTCCGCATCTGCCAATTGAGCTTGGGAAATATTATCTTTAAATTGATGCATATAATATCTTGCTCTTGCTAAAAGAACTGTTGAATATTGTTTTGGAAATACAACTGTATCTCCTTGACCTGATAATTCTGTTGGTTGACTGTAAGCAAAAAAGTAAATAGAATAAACTCCATCCGGAATCGGTGACAGTCCGAACTTATCATTCTTTGGACTACGAATTATTCGTTGTGGTATTCCATAACTTTGTGCATCACTTTTATCAGATGCTTCAGAAATTGCAAAATGTTTATTCCAGTATTCAATTGTTACTGGATAAAGTTTTCTAATTTCATATGGTGCTGATTTTCCACTTACTCCTTCTTCCGTCAGAGTAATATTATCATAATCAACATGAGAATACCAAGTAGTAACATTACTTGTTCCACTAAGAAAATTATACCATCTTGTTCCGGAAACTGTATCAATGGTAGTGTTTCCATAATAATTATTTGCTGGGTCTCCTAGAGCTAAAAAACTCCATTTATCTTCCGCATTGCATATGTCAAAATATGCCCTGTTGATTTGGTCTTTAACTAATTTTTGTATACCTACAGCACTACTAGCAAAACTTGCAGAAGTTAATTCAACTTCATTCAGTTCTCTAAGAATTGTATTCGTTAAATCCAGATATGTACGGAACGGAGCTGCCATTTAAAATTCTCTTTTTTTTAATTAGCTGAACCAGCAGTCTTAACATTTGGTACAGGATTTTCCGCATACATTTTAGTGTCACCCGGAGTTCCCATGTCAGCTTTATCACAAGCTCTTCTTAAATCCGCTTTGTAATAAGCTCTTGGATATTTATCTTTTCCGTGGTCTACGGATGCCACATTATTTCCTTCCATCACACTTGGTTGATGTCTGGTAATTACATCCTCTGCACTTAATCCCTTTTTTACATTTGGCATTTTTTGTTTTCCCTTTTAATTTATATTGTAGAAAGGGGCGAACCTTAATCCGCCCCCTTTAGTTAGTTATTAGTCAATTATGTAGAACGCTGCTGCAAGAGCATTGTCTCTAAGAACTTGTCTTCCATAAACATGAAGTCCTCGAACAATGTCACCAAAAGTGTCATGGTCTCTAAGAGTTTCAATGTTAAGAATAGACTGTGCAGTTGCTGTAGAAGAAATATGACCGCAAATTATTTTAGCAGTTGCGTTTGTAACTGCAGCAATATTATTGGATTTATACAATTTAAATCCTCTAACCATTCCTGAAGCCACTAAACCATTTCTTACGCCACCATCACCCTGATTGTAGTCAGAAGTCATTAGTTTTGAAGACTCATTTGCTAATTCTTCATACCATTGTGGACTAGCTAAGAACCATCTGCCTTCTTCCGGCACATTGGCTTCATCTAGTAATCTTGAAAATCTAGCCATTATAGCCAAAGGAGTAATCTCCCCTGTACCATAACCGGTGTCGATTGCATCATTGGCGATAGCCAGTCCTGCATTAGCAGTAGCTGAGTCAGCACCAATCACATGGTCTGGACTAGAAGAAGATACACCGCTAAACATAGCCGCAATTACTTCTGAATCCATTGTATCTTTTAGCGTATAAGCCGCACTTGACGCACCTACGGAAGCCCAATTGACATGAGACATTCTTTCCTCAATGTCATCAATAATAAACTTGAATGAGTTTGCTTTATCAATAACAAGTGTCACTTCTTGGTCTCCAAGGTACTGTTTGGTAGTCGTAGCTGCTCGAGTATAAGCCGCAACAGTTACTGTTGGCTCTTTAATGATTTTGACAGTATCGCCAAAAGCACTAATTTCACCAGCATAATCCGTATTGGTTATAGCTTCAATGACAGATGCTTTTCTGAAGAAGTTTTGAATCTTCTTCGAAAATATCTCAGGAACCCAAAATTCATTGGTTTGACCTGATGTACTTACATTAAAGTTCGAAGCACTACTATCACCACTATAGTGTAATGTTCCCATTACATCCTCCTTGTAGTTAAGTTAGTTGTTTGTGATTACAGCTTCTATCTTTTTCTTTATTTATTAATAAGTGGGATTTCCTGAACCGCCATAGTTTCTAGCCATGTCATTTACGACACGACCAGCCCTCTGTGCTTCTTCAATAGATTTCTCATTCTTAGCAAATTCCGATTGAGACATAGCTGCGATTTGAGAACGAGTCCAAATTTTTTTCGTTCCATATCCAATGTCTTTCGTGTTTGTTACCTTTATCATTTCTGACGCAGGTATCATGTCACCAGATACTTCTGATTGTTGTCTGGACTTGCCGGTATCTTGCTTGAAAAGGTCAATTGCTCGAGACGCTAATGTAGCATCAGCATTATTTCCATATATCCATCCCTTGATTTGTTCGGGTTGACTTTCCGCCCAATTATGAAAATCATCTGACTCACGAATTTCTGTAAAGTCTGGATGTAATTTCGACAACCGAGTTTCCGCTTCCTTTCTGGAAATAGATTCATTCATTTTTTTCAGAGACTTAATCTCGTCTTTTAAATTTTCTGATTCCTTTGAAGCGTGAAGATGTGAGACTGATTCAACCACACCATAAACATCAGGATATTCTTTCTTAAAAGCTGCAAGTTCTTCTGCACTCTTTGGAGCTTTATACTTAGGTCTGTTTGACCTAACTTCCGCTAAGAGTTCATCTTCCCTTTGCTTAAAAGAAGTTACCCGACCATCATAATGTTTCTTGAGGTCATCATATCTTTTTTTGTAGTCAACCTTTTTATAAGATTGGTTTTCTGGTTCTGTTGGTTCAGTCGGAGTATCTTCCTTTTCCATTGTATCTACTACAACTTTAGGTCGGTCCTGCTTAACCGCTAGAGTGTTTGCATCAGCAAACGAAGTTTCTGCCGCCTTCTCCATCTTATCATAATCAAGATAATCTTTCTTCTGATTATATGGATTTGGCTCTTGTTCTTTACTTTCCTGAGAAGTAGCTTTACCTAATAAAGGGTTCTCATTACTTTTTACCATTGTTAATCACCTTTCTTGTTATTGGGGTCTTACATAATTGTAAGAGTAGCCGAAGTAGAGTGCCTAGGTGATAGCCCGGGTAGCTCTACTTTATCTATAACGGCTAGTCATTAATCCACCTCTAGCCGCACTCATGGGTTCGTTGTTCATATCCTGAACACCCATATCTTTATCATAATCCATTTCCGCTTTTGCCATCATGTTACGAAGTTTATCTACACCTAATTGCTTAACTGATTTAGCTGTAAAGACAAACTCACCATCC